AAGGATGCGAGTGGTCGGGTTGGGATTGGGACTGCGTCCCCAGATGCAAGCTATAGAATGACTGTTTCGGGATCTCGCAGTGTTGTTGGCCCTGGGATTCTTTTTACAGACTCAGATGCAACACCAACAAACTATGGTTTGTACATTAACGCAAATAAGAGTTTTACAATTTACGATTCAACTGCTGGAGCAAATAGGCTTTTAGTTGATTCGAGTGGTAATGTTGGTGTGGGAACTGCGAGTCCGACTGCACAAGTAACCATTAGTAAAGTTGTAAATTCAGCAACCCTACCAAGCGCATCAGCAAATCACTCTATCTCACTTTACCCACCAACAACTACTGGTTATTATGGTGGTGGTATTTCTTGGTCAGAAGGAGCGAATACTGCCGCTAATATATGTGCTGTGGATGACGGAGCTTCTGGAGCCTTGGGTATTGTTCTTTCTACTGGTAATAATTCTGCAATCACCGAACGCCTCCGCATTGATTCGAGTGGGAATGTTGGGATTGGGCAATCATCCCTCACATCAACCCTAACTGTAAATAAGGCTGGGGCTGATACAACTATACAAATGCAAGAAGGCGGTGTAAATACAGCGCAAATTTCAAGCTATCAGTCCAGCATGTACCTAACTGTTGCTGGTTCTAATAACATTATATTTAGACCAAATAGCACAGAAGCTATGCGGATTAATTCAAGCGGCAATGTTGGGATTGGGGCGACATCTATAAATGCAAAGCTTGTTGTATCGGATGGAGCAAATGGTTTAGAGGTTGCGCCAAACGTGTCAAGTAGTACGGTCACGCAATTAACATCTTACAATAGATCAACAAATGCATATACGACATTTAATTTTGATGCGCTAACTACAAGATTCTCAATAAGTGGCACCGAAGCTCTCCGAATTGATTCAAGTGGGAATTTGTTGGTTGGGAAAACATCCCCAAGCACATCAACTGTTGGATTTCAATTCACTCCTTCTGATAATAAAGTTGCGTGTGGAGCTGCTAGTGGTCCATCTGCATTTTTTAATAGAAATACTGATGATGGAATCATAGTTCAAATTGCGCAAGATGGAACTGTTGAGGGAACAATATCAGTAAGTGGAACAACTGTTTCATATAACGGAGGACATCTTTCAAGGTTCTCGCAGTTGCCATCTGGACAGCGAGATCCAGCAATTAAAAAAGGAACTGTATTATCCAATCTTGACGCAATGTGTGAATGGAGAGATGCGGATGGGAACCTTCTCCCTAACGAGCAGTTAAACAAAGTTAAAATTTCAGACGTTGAAGGCGATTTGAATACAGCAGGCGTGTTTGTTAATTGGGATAATGACGATCAAGACAATCCATTTGATCTCAATATGGCAATGACAGGAGATATGATTATCCGTATTGCTCAAGGAACAAGCGTTAATCGTGGTGATTTGTTAATGTCTGCTGGCGATGGAACCGCCAAGCCCCAAGGCGATGACATTATCCGATCCAAGACTATCGCCAAGGTTACTTCAACAAATGTAACTTGCACTTACGAGGACGGAAGCTATTGCGTCCCCTGTGTGCTGATGGCCTGCTAATTTATGAAGCTCGACCTATCCATCCAAGAAGTAAACACCATCCTCGCCTGCCTTGGTCGTGCGCCTTATGAGGCAGTGTTTGAGTTGGTAGAGAAGATTCGCAACCAAGCCAAAGAGCAAACTGAAGCTAAATGACATTAACTGAAATAGCTCAGTATGCAGGCGAGAAGGTTGGCAAGACCGACTCGGATACGATTACCTTTTTGCAGAAGGCTGCAAGCTTGGCCTATCGGCGTGTATGGGACTTTGCGCCTTGGCGTGAGACTGTAACCAACTCTACCTATTCAGTTGGAACAAACAGAACAATCACTCTTGGTACGAATGTAGAGACACCATTATCCGTGGCTTATAATGATGCCGAGGTTGATCCTATTGACCTAGCCACCATTATCAGCCAAGACCCAGGATTGCTGTCAGATGATCGCACTGGTGATCCAGATACCTACCATTTTACAGGTCGCAATAGCAGTGGCGTTGCACAGTTAAACCTTTATCCAAGGCTTGCCACATCTGGAACAATTCCACTTAGGGTTGTCGAGAAGTTAAAATGCATTACACGCACTAACTACATCGTTGACTTTCCTCCGTCCACAGACGCTCTTGGTGACGAACTTCGCTTGCCCCACGTTCATCACTTGGTTCTTGCTTTGACTCACGCTGACGCACTAGAGCGTGAACGGCAGTATGCCAAGGCGCAAGCCATTACGCAGGGTGCAAACTCTGATCTTGCGGCTATGGCTAACTACGAGTTGAGCCAAGTTGGTGGCATTAAGCAGATCACCCCGCAGAGTCTTGGCGAGCTAACTATAGAAGAAATGTTCTCAGCTTAACGGAGGCATTAAATCGTGCCTTATTATTCTGATAATTTGGACGACCTGCTTGCCATAGCAGGATCGCAGAGTTTTGATGGTGGGCAGGTTTCTGGAATTACGCCAAACCTAATTGGCGACAATCAAGCCAGCGAGCTTGTCAACATGACCATCAGTCCTAGCGGGAACCTTGAGTCTCGTCTTGGTATTGAGTCTATGTCAACCAATGTGTCTGGCGGATCAAGCATACAAGGGATGCACTATTTTGATGCGCCATCAATTGAGTCCTTGTTTGTGGCTTCCAACGGAACAGTCTTTCGATCTACTGCTTCATCCACCTTTTCCACTACTGGCGGGACTGTGATTAACCAGAGTGCCGAGGTTGACTTCTCTCAGTTTAACAACCGAATGTATTTTACCGATGGAAGTAGCAACCTTCATTTCTCAAATGGCACAACAACGTATCGGCAAGGCACAACACTAGGATCAGTATCAGTTACATATCCAGGCGTTGGATACACATCAGCACCAGCAGTAACAGTTTCTGCTCCACAAATGGCTTATGGCACAACGGCATCAGCAGTTGCATCTTATGCTGCATCACAAGGAGGAATCGTTACTGGAGTAACAGTTACCAATGGTGGTTCTGGATATACATCTGCACCAACCATAACTATAGCACCACCATCATCTGGAACGGCAGCCACAGCAAATGGAGTCCTGTCAACTTCTTCAGCCCCATCTGGTCTTCGCCTAATTCGCCAGTTTACTAATCGCTTGTTTGCTATTGGAACTGGAGATAATCGCAACACGCTTTACGCATCCGACATTCTTGATGCCGAAATTTGGAAGGCAACCAACAGCATCATTGTTGGAGGTGATGATGGCGAGGACATTGTAGCAATCCAGCCTTTCTACGATTACGAAATCCTTGTTTTCAAGCCAAATAAGATTTACTTGGTAACTGCCGACCCAACCCAAACAACTGCGGCTGGCTGGACGGTGCGACTGCTGAACGATAGGATTGGATGCGTTTCTGGCAGGTCTGTCAACTTCGTCAACAAAGACGTATTCTTTCTTGCTAATGATGGAATTAGGTCTGTAGCCAGGTCTATTGCTGATGATTTTTATATTGTAGGAACGCCAATCAGCGAACCTGTCAAGAACATCATCGCTAGGATTAACAAGAACTATGTTACACTTTGTAACGCCGCTTTTTACAACAATAGGTACTTTCTGGCAATCCCATTAGATACGGCAACCACGCCAAGCCATATTCTTGTTTACAATGCGCTGTTTAATTCTTTTGAAGGCTTGTGGAGTATTGCAGCATCTAAAATGGTGATTACAAACTTTTCATCTGGATTTACAACAAATGCGTTAAAACTTGCGATTGGAAGTTCTACAAGCAAAGTTGGGCATTATCTTGGCTACAAGGATGCAGATTCCGCTGACCCAACATCAGACTATGTAGATTATACTTCTACTGGAAGCTACACAAGTTCGGTTACATCCAAGGCTTATGAGTTTGATGATCGCATAGCGCAGAAGTTTGGATCGCACTATGAGATTGAGTTTTTCAATTCTGGATCTACCAACGCAAGCATCAGCATGAGGCGCGATACGGACGGAACAACAGTAGGAATAGCCTCAAATGTTGACACGCGTTCTGCTGGTGGAATTACTCTTCCATTCACTCTCCAAGCTACGCTGTCAGCACAAACCGTAAAACGCATTGCTAATAGCCTGCGCTCCTACCAGAAGTGGCGCAATATGCGTATGATTATTTCAGCACCATCCAAAAAGCTTTCAGTTCGTGGAATTATGCTTGCTGCAAATCCAGACACAATCGAGGTGCAAAAGAACGCATGACGGCTGTTGAGTATGTGGAGGCTTCTGGCATTCCAGAATCCAGGTGGCCTAACTTTAAGGAATGGTTTTCTTGGTATGAACGCAATAACTTGGTTGGTGTGGTTAAAGATGGAGAAGAAGTGGTTGGCGTGGCAGTTGCGAGGGCTATTGACGGATTGCAAGAGCCTGCCCATTATGTGCATATACCAAATGGAGATACAGCCTTTGTGGACTTGACTGTGACATCAATTGATGGTAAATCTACGGCTCGTAGTCGTTTGGCTATGAAACGCCTGCTGTCCATCCTATGGGATGAACTTGGCCCTCGCAGGAGGCTAATTTTCAACCGCAATGGTATAAGGAAACAATACGATTATATGAAATTTATGCGAAAGGCTTTACTCTAATGGGTGGAGGACCTTCTATTCC